TCTCCTTAACTTCCTTTTTAGAATCAGTTTTAACTTCCTCTTTCTTCTCAAATTGAGGGAATGACTTTAAGATTTCAGCTGCATATCTTCCACACTCTTTTCTTTGTTTGTCGTCTGTTCCTTCTACAGATAATCTTTTGAAATTCAAGTATAGTTTTTTTTGGTTTTCTTCAGTCATTTTATTTCCTCACGTTTGTCAAAAGACAAACACTCTCTGGGTCTGTTAATTGTGAAACTCCAATCTCACTCGCTCTAATTGTGTATTTCTTCTGAGGGTCTTTAATTATATCTACGGTTAAAGGTTGGCTTACTTTCCAAGTTCCGCAAGTTTTAGCAACTCCAACAAGAACAAAGTCATTTGTTACTACTGGAGAAACATAAATATTCAATCCCCCAATACTTGCCATGTGTCCGTTCTTAATAATTCCTGCTGCTTGTTTCCAAGTTGGATGATTAAGAATTTTTGTGTTTGTAATTAGGAAAGTAAAAGTTGCTTCATTCATTACTGCGAATCCTCTACCGCTTGTAAGAATTGGGTATCTGTCTGTTTGGATTTCCTCAACACATCTCATTAAATCAAAGAAAGGGTCTCTATTTTGGACTGTGTCCGAATCCCATTCATAACCCGCAGTTATACCGACAGTGTTTATTGTTCCGCCTCCGTCATTCTCTGTTAGCATATTGTAAATTTTATTATCTACTGAAAAAACAACAGCATCGGAAACGTCTGAGATAGTCTCTGCTTGGATTCTTAAATTACTTGTTAGAATAGCTTGCCAGTAAATAACTCCCTCTCCACCGTGTTGTAGAATCCGCGCACTCTTCAAAGTTGTTCCCCTTAGAACTGCTGGGAAATTAGCTCCGGGCGGAATACCCTCGATAGAATGAGAAGTCCCACCTGTCAAAGAAGTAGCTGTCTTTTGATAAAATGAATTTGTCCAAGCGTCAGTAGTTTGGATCATCACAAGATTCTTCATAACATATCTTTTCTTAGCAAAACCTTTAATATCTTTCTCCCAAGTTTGCTTTCTGTTATCTGCTTCATGCCAGTTATCTACCATTATCCTCTTAACCTCACTCTTATTCTGTTAGTTCCTGAACGTGTTGTTTCTGCTTGCCCTACATTTCCACCAGTGATTACATCTGCACTTCCAGTTGTTACTGCAACTTGATTAGCCGCTGCGATAGAAACGATTGCACCCGCATTAATTTCTGCGGCAGTTGTATCAATATCCCAGACTCCATCCATATCACAAGGAATTTCAACAATATCAGTATCAGTAGATAATTTTTCAAAAGTGCATATTCCGCCAAAAGCATCTGTATCTCCTGCACTTACAACAACAGTGTTAGCATCTTCTAATTTCATAAGAGTTCCGTAAGGTACTGCAGTAGTTGAAGAAATAGTTCTCCTTACAATTTTTGTACCTAGTTCGACATTAGTTGCGACTGCCATAGAAGAATAATAAAAAATAAAGTATTTAAATGTTTCGTTGATTACTAACCAACACCTTTAGGGACCTCTTTCTTTTTTTCTGGGAACTCCTTAATCTTTTCCTCAATCATAACAAGAACTTTCTCAGCCATTAATATCTGCATTTGGCTTTGAAGAATTACGTTTTGATTATCGACCTTTGCTCTTTCCCAGTGTTCTCTTAGAAGTTTCATTTGAGTTCTGTAGGACTATCGTCGGGAGTTGGATCCATGCCAGTTCCAGCATATCTTTCTTTAGCATCCTTTGCCCACTTCTCATCCTCACTTTCTTTTTTAGGAGTTTGTCCAGCTTCACTTTCTCCACCGAGATCTCTCTTTGCTTTTAGTGCATCTTCTCTTGTTTGGAGTTCTTCTTCTTTAGCAATGTTTGCTTCTCTTTCTTCGAGCTCTGCCTTTTTCTCCGCTCGGGTAGGGGCTTGTTTAATAGGTTCACTCCCTTCCACTTTTTCTTCCACTTTCGGTTCTTCTTTTTTGTCATCCATTTTCATTTACCCCCTTTCAATATTGTCGGCACTGGCAGAGTTAAACCTGCGAGGCCTCCAATTAGTGTGAATATTATTGTCCTCATTGTTCCATTAATTCCATAGTACATTGCTGCGAGTTGTAAAACTGTTAAGCATCCTATTGCCATAATCACTATTTCTTTATTTACTTGTTTCATTTTAATAATCCGAAATTTAGTGCGCTTTCTTCTGTATCTTGTGGCTTCTTGGGTTGTCCTTCTGTTTGTCCTTCTGGAGTTGTGGGTAATTGCCCAGTTGCTAAAAAGTCGGCTTTGGCTTTTTCTCCAGCTATTATTGCGTCGACTGTTGTAGCTCCTGCCCTTATGCTATCCCAGTATACTCCCTCGCCAAGTTTATCCCCAGTCTTTCTTAAAATGTTATCTGCAGAAACTTTAGCCCAGTAGGCTTCTTCTATTAATCTTTGTTCTGCTTTATCTTCGACTGCTTCTTCTCTTATTCTGTCAAAATATGCTTCATCTTCAGCTTGTTCAGATAGTTCTCTTTCTCTATTAGTTTCTTGAATTTTATTCCAATCTTCATCTTCTGTTTTTATTACAGGACTTATTGATGAGATTATTTTCCTATTGAAATCTACAGCATTTTGAACGCCTTTTATATTTGTTTTAATTATCTCCCTTAAAGGCCATAATGCAGGATTTAAAAGTGTATTTATTTCGATAAAACTTTCTGCTTCATCAATCCATCCCTGCGCCTTATTCATTTCTTCTTGGGCGTCGGCTGCTGTAATATGCCCCCATGTGACAGCTTCTCTTAAATCTCTTGTAAAAATAGCCATAGCTTGTGCAATATTATCTGAAGCCAACCAAGTCATTATCCCTGAAGTTCCTGATATTGCTGCTAAGCCTGCAAATACGAAACCTCCTGCTTTAACTAATGCTCCAGCTCCTACTAACACTTTCCCGATAGCGCTTGCAGGGGTTATTTGAACTGACCAAGCTGCTGAGCCTAAGAAACCTCCCTTAGTTCCTAATGTTCCTGCTGCCACTCCATAACCAGTTAGTCCTACCAAAATAGAGCCTAATACGAAAGTTGTTTTTGTAGAAGATAATACTTTCCCTATAGGATGCTCTAAAAATTTTTCTGTAAAAGTTTTCCCCTTCTTTTTTACTGTTGCTACTATTGGCTTTTTTTCTTTATCTTCGTCTTTTCCTTCCCTCCCATATCTTTTTTGTAGTTGTTCTTTTGTAATATTCCCCTTTTTATAATCTTCATAAGCTCGCCTGCTTACATTCCCCTTCACTCCCTGAATTGTATAAACTCCCATTATTGTCCCCTCCCCGCAGTAGTATCATTTCTTTGAGTTGCTCCCTCAGTTACATCTTTTCTTTTATCTGAAATTAGTTCGTTTTCAAGAGATGCTGGAAATTCTAATTCTATTTTAATTCCTAATTGTATCCCTACTTGTTCTTCGATAAAAAGCTGTTCTTCTTCTATAGTTTGCTGGAAAGCGAGATAAGCTATTTTAACTGCTGCTTCTGTAAAGCCACCTGTTCCACCGACGATTATCTTAGGAACTTGTGCAGCTTCATAGAACTTAGCGTCGAGGCTTTCAATCCATGATAGAGGATTAAGAGTTGCGTTTGGAGCAACTGCTATTAATTCAGGAACAACCACATCTTTAGGCACATATAGATTCTCTCCATTCTTATTTGCATTATCCATCTTTGTTTTGAATGCTGCTATTTTTGCTGGGTCGTCAGTATCTAAATGGAAAGTCCATCTTGGAAACACGAACCTGTGCATGACAGTTTTATAATCATCCATTGCTTCATTTTTCATAAGAATTATATTTGCTAAGGTTTTAATCATTGATTGCCCGTGTATTTCATCTGCGACTCTGTTTCTCGCTAAGTGGAAAATATCCTCTGGTTGAAATTTCTTGTTTGGTTGTTTTATTTTTGAAACTTGCTCGTATCTGATAAGTATACCTTGTCTGTTCACTACAGTTTTTATAACTCCAGGGTCGAGAGGTTTAAGATTTATTAAAAATCCTTGCTTGTTTCTTATGATTTCTGCGAAAGCATCCCCACCTATTTGGTAGGTTCTAATCATGTTTTCCAGGATAGTGTTGAGTGTGTCTTTGCCCCATCCTGTTAAAGATTGTAGAAGGAATGTAGTTATTTTGTTTGCTTTAAATCCTTTTCCCACTGTCCATGTTGCTTTAGCATCTATAACACTTCTTATTTCTGGGATTTCTTTGTAATAGCCGAAGAACTGTGGCCAGTTTATGTTTATCCAAGTTGTTTCTTTCTGGTCTGTTGCTGCATCTGTGGTTTGAGCATCTACTGAGAAGTCTGTCATAGCGTTTGTTAAGTCACTTGTAACTGCTGAGTTTATTGTATTTATCCCCATCTATCTATCCCCCATTTTTTATTTATTGCATCCCTATCTTCTTCAGGAGTTTCCAAATCTTTTAAATGTTTGTTTCTTTGACTTTTGTCACCACTTATTCTTGGTAACTTTGGAAGTTGTGGTAAGGGCATTTAAAACTCCGTAGCAAATCCTTCTCTTATAGATTGCTCATTTAGATTTAATCCTTCAAAAATAACTTCTCCCAAGAGTCTTCCCCACTTTCCTACTCTTAGATTTGGATTGACTTGTATGTAAACTTCTTCTCCGAGTATTATTTTCTCCAGCCATTGCTGCGCTTCTCTCCCGTTTTCTTCATTCATTTCTGGGGCTTGAGTGTTTAGAAATCTTACTCTGAAATCAAAATCTCTTTCTTCCCATATAACCTTAATTGTATCTCCATCAACAACTTTTACAACTTTTGCTAAAATTCCTTCATTTACTATTTGTTTGTGGGGGCTTTCGTGATAGTAGAATTGTAATTGATTGTTTGTTAGTTCAGGAAAGTTTTTAAAATCGTGAGGCATTATATCACTCCTGTTGTTGGGTCTTTTAGGAAAGATGCAACTTCTTTATTTTTGAGTATTGCGAGTTCTGCAAGTGCTGAATCCCGGTAGACGTTAATCATAGTTTCTGCTTCAACTCTATCTGTGAATCCAGACATATCATAAGTTATTGCATAGATTGCGGCTAAGGAACTTGCACAATCATTAAGAAGAAATTTTGTGTCGTCGCTTAGACTTGTATAGTTTGTTACGAAGTTGTATCTTGTGTTTGCACATATTCTTCCTACTGCTTGTTTCACGAAGTCAGACATTAAAACTTCTTCTTTTGCTGCTGCATTTACATTTGCTCCTGCCTTATTTGCTGCATCTGCGAGAGAGCAGAGTGTTCCGTCATAAGTTCCGCCTTCAATTTGAAACATCAAAACATCATCACTTTCATCTGACCAAGTTGTTCCTGAGTCAGTAGTTCTCCATGCGTTTCCCCCTGTATAAGTTAATGCCCCATTTGAATCTGACCTCCAATATGTTGCTTTATTATTTGTGTTATCCCACCCATCTACAAGAACTAAAGCATATTGTTGGCTTGCTTCTAATGTTGCACTTGTCATAGTTATCGTTGCCCATTGATATGCTCCTACGTCTGAAACTGCTGCACTTGCTATAGTTCCTGTGCTTAATGTAATTCCATCAGGAGAGCCATCTGGTTGAACTCCCTGAATTTCAAAATCTATTCCTTCTGTATGTCCTGCTGTTTTAGACATTAAGATT